CCTTCATCTTATTTAATGTCGTATCTAATACTATAATTTTTATATAAATACATTATTTTTGTGAAAAAGCATATTTTTTTATAATTTCCTGTTTATTTTCTTGCTTTTTTAAATAATTATTATTACTTTTTACCATATATTTTAAAATCCTTTACAATAAGAACTTATTAATGCCTTTCAATATTTTATTATCTTCTTCCTTAAGATAAATACCATTTTTCACTATATAATTTTCTCCAAATTTATCACCTAATTTTTCAGGAAATAAATATCCACCCGGAGTACTTGGTGTTATAACTAAGTCAAAACCAATTAATTCAAAATCATTTTGTACAAGATTTTCACCACTAATTTCTTTAAGTGTACCAACTCCACGAGAAGAAATACCTAATCTTATTTTGTTTTCAAGATAAAAAACAATCTTATCACCAATAACTGAACAAATACCATAATTTATATAGCCTCTTGTTACAAGTATTTTTAATTGTCCGTATAAAACATTTTCTTGCTGATTAGTACCCCACCACATTTTTACAATCATATGAGAGATATTCTGCAAGGAAATAATAGAAGAGTTTCCAGTCCAATGAGATTTTCCATTTACTCTAATCATGAAATTACTATTGGCTACCCTAACACAAGCGATTTCTTCATCAAAATCAATTTTATTTATTGTGATGCATCTTTTGTCAAGCCAAATATTTTTTCGTTTTGAAATATTTAAATTATATTGAAGATGACTATTTTCAGCCTTAACTAATCTTTTTTCTTCTATATCTTCAGTGATATATTCAATAGTTCCATCAGATAAAACAACTTCTTTTTTTACTGTTGTGTGATCAACCAAGTATCTGTCTTTTAGTTGATATGTTGTAATATTTCCATTACCATCAATTTTAATTAAAATTTCATGTAAGTCATCAATTAATTGCCTTGATGTTGAAAAAACTGATTCTTTGTTTGACCAATTCTTGTGCTTTAATTTAACTGATCTACCATCGCCAATTTGAAACCAATTAAAAAATATTTTTAATAAATCAGATGATGCTTGTTTTAATTCAACTGGAATAAATTTATTGTGTGAATGTCCTAATGGAAATAAATAATTATATAATCTTGCATCAGGAATATGATATTGACATTTTCCATTATCATGTTCATCAATCCAATATTTAAAAGGTAATTTATTTAATAATTTTACAATAATTTTCTTTTTCTCTTCATTTTTTTGTGTTATAACAACGTCATATCCCTTTAATTTATATTGATTAGATTTCGTGCCTCCACAATGTCCTTCAGCTAAATAAATTCCCATAAATGCGAACCAGTCCTCAGATTCAATACTAACGGATTGCGTATATTTTTCAATTAAATCATGTTTCATATTAAAACTTAATGATTCTCTACCAACACCACTTAATGTGAAATATTTATTATAATCACCAAACCACTCACCCGTTTTTAATAATTTATATTTCCCTGATGAAAAAACATTATTTTTATTATTGAAAATATCTTCAGCAAAATAATTACTTCTATCACCCTTCGAGTTTTCAAGTAAAAATCTATGATTAGCGGTAACTGTTAAATCAATGTTCTGACCATGAAACTTATACATTTCACCTTTATATGGCAAATATATTTTCTTTTCAATTTTTTGAATTTCAATTTGATTGGTTAAATTATTTAATGTTAATATTTCTTCGTTTTCTGAAATATCTTTAATTAATTTCCAACCATTTTTTGTAAGTATTTCTGAATTAGATGCTTGGACACAATCCGGATGGTCTGCTTCAGAAACGGCACTGTTGGTACTAACCAATTCTTTATATAAATCAACCTGTGGTACTAAAACGTCTTTCGGATAGATACGACCATTTTTATTTTTTACTCCCCATTTTTGAAGAACACAATTAATTAAAACAGGTTCATTTGGTTTGAGCACAAATGCTTCAGTTAAAAATTGTGGGTTTAAATCTGAATTAACATAACCTGCATCAGTTTCTATCAGAATCCCAAATCCTGTTTCATTCTTTTGTAATATTTTGCTCTCTCTTAATTGATATATATTACTCATATTAAATATCTTTATCTATAAATAGTTATACTTGTTGATTTGTTTCACTATTAGCTTTAGGTTTTTCTTCTTGAATAATCTTCTCATTAATATCCGAGATATTTTCAATAAACATGCGTGTTTCTATCTTATTTATTATTTTATTGATTTGCGCATGAATTTCTTTGAGTTTCTCTAACTTGTTCATAAAAATAAATTATTCCGGTAATGCTAATTTTTCTACCTTTTGCTTTATAATTTCTAATACTTCAACTTTTTCTTTTATAATTGCCAATACTTCAACCTTTTCTTTAATCACAGATAATACTTCTAATTTATCACCAAAATCTGTTAAATTTTCTACTTTACTTTGAATCTCAAGTAATCTCAATATTATTTTTTCTGATTCATTCTTACCGATTTTTTCACTTAAATCCAATAAAGTTGAAACACCATTCAATACATGTAAAGTTTCTTTTTCAGATTCCATCCATTGACGTGTTCTTTCTTCTTCACGTTTTAACATTTCCACTCTAATTTTTTCCAAGGTATCGGTCTGATCTTTTCTAATCAAATCAATTTTAGCAATATGCTGTTCTTGTATTAATTTGATCTCTTGATTTTTTTTTCTTAATCGTTTCATTGAAACAAATATTACTCCCAATAGAATACCAATACATAATATAATTAATGCAATAATTTGATGCTGGTGAGCAGTAGTTGCTAATTCTGTCTGTAATAATATATCTATTAGTGTCATATTTTTCTTTTTTATAAATAGTTAAAATAACCCAATCGGCATTATTATTTTACATTTTTTATAATTATGTATTTATAGTAAAAACCAGAAGAATGGCGATAATAAATAATAGTGCTAATAGCAACGTAATGTTACTTGATCCTAATGATGTAAATACTAGTTTAATTGGTAATAATGCAATCAATGCAATCCCTCAATATCAGGATATGTTTATTTTTGCAGAATTAAAAGCAGTACGAAAAGAAAGAACGGTTTTAGTAACATCAAGCGAAACGGGTAATGGAAGTAATATTTTAAAAACAGGGTTAGAAAAAAACATTGGTGAAGTTAATTTTATTGGTGTAGATCAAAATAAAAACAGTCCGAATTATTTAAAATTTACCACAAGATATTATGACGGCAGTAATGGTGATAATGTTCAATTTGAAGGATTTGGCATGAGTACTATTAAGGTAATTATAAACTCATCATTTATTCCACAAGTAAGCATTCAATTTATTGATGTAAGAGGTATGGCATTCTTTAATCGTGAAAATTCTCCATATAGAATATTGTTTGATTTTCCACCGCCAATATTTTATCTTACAATTAAAGGGTATTATGGAAGAGCATTAAATTATAAATTGCATTTAGTTAAATATACTTCTGAATTTAAAGCAGAAAACGGTAATTTTGTTATTGATGCACAATTTGTAGCTGTTACATTTGCACCTTTAACAGACGTATTATTCAGATATGTTGTTAATTTTCCATTAATTGCAACTGGAAATACATCACCATCACTTGTGCCAAAAATTAACACTCCACCACGAAATACATACGAGTTAATATTAAAATTAAAAACATTATATGATGATATTGACAAAAAAATTAAATCCCTTAACGAAACTAAGAAATATGACAAGGCTTTAAATCAAATAGTAAAAAATAATTTAACTTTATCAATTTTAGCGGATTATAAAACTAAATTAGGGGTAAATGGTAACTCATATTTATTATTGGTAGATACATTAATACCGTCAGTATCAACAGCAGTCAGTAGTTCATTATTAGATAACATAAATATATTTGACAGTAAATTACAGTCAGATTCCATTAATGGAAGCGAAGTGATTGTACCAACAACTTTTTCCGATTATGATGAAATTATTAAATTGGGTTCAACACCTGCCAAACAAACAAATGTAAGGAAGAAACTTTATATTGTATATAGAACTGGAAAAGTGGACACAATACCATATACAGTCACAACAACAACAAATAATCAAAATTTTGATTCGATTCTGAAAGCATATAGAAATGAATTAATTAATAGTTATAATGATATCAATTTATCTACCGATTCATCAAATAATAATGTTAATATACCGTTAGTAAATCTTACAAATCCTTATGATGTAAGTACACTTACCAATAGTGAACAAGAGACAAAATATCGTGGAATTGATGTTACTGATATTTATACGAGTTTATACAAAAATCAAAGTTCATTGAATCAATCAAAAACCACATTAACCACTCAAATTAATAACATTATTAATCGAACAATAATGAAATACCTTGGTATGATGCCTACAATATATAATATATTTAAAATAATTTTAGATGATGTTGATACTTTTTTTAGAACACTTACTATCACAGCAAATAAGGCAGAAAATAATCATCATAATATCCCAGAATTCAATAAACTTATATTAAGCGATAATCGATATGTTGACATAAAAACAACCGACAAACATATATATTCATTTCCTTTGGCGATTGATAAACAACTCGTTGCTGGCGGTACTGGTAGTAAAGAAACAAGAGTTGCACCAGTTAAATTAAGTCAATTATTAACACAGCCATTTCCTGAGTTAACATTGATTCAGGGTTTCATTGACACATTTAACAGGCAAAGAAAATTTAATGAAGTAATGAATCAAAAAGACATATTAAACGATGATGGTACATATAAATGGATACCAATATCACCGCTTGATTCAAAACTTGGAAGCGATGAAAAGGAAGGTGCATATATCGGTCCGTTTTACGGGGTGGATACAACTGATGGTGTGCAAGTTAATTTAAGTTCTGATGTAAGATTACAACAAATAATGAAAATTGTATTAGATAGATTTTATATATTATCACAAAGTTCATATCCAACAAGTTTTTATAGTACAGATAATGGTGTTAGTAATGCATATATCGCCCTTTATGCAAAAACAGAAGCAATAAATTTAGCAAATTCTGTAAATCAAACAAATTATGCAAAAAATTTAATGAATAATGCCAACCTGTTTAGTAATTTAACTAATTTTTATAATTATTTAAGCGATTCGAAAAACGGTGTACTCGATCATTATGTTTTTAGTAACACTGACAAAACTAACTTTCCATTAGCTAATGAAGAGTTGAGTTCAATTACTGCTTATGTTAATAAAAAAAATTCAGAATACGTTGGCAGTGTAATAAAACAACAACCTATTGAAACACAAGTTTTTGATGCAACTGCTGCATCCACAAAACCCGTTGATAAATTTCAAAATGATTTAACCCCAAAAGGATTACGTGGAAAAATTACAAACATATTTTCTGGAAAACCAATTCAAAGTTTTTATTTATTCACTAAAGAAAATTTAATATACATAGTGGACGGTTTGGTAGAAAAGAATGCCGTTGTCACAAACAATATAATTGTTGATAAACAAGGTGTTAATATGAATACAAGATATTTGAGTTCAAATGCATTTATCAACACATCCAGCAAATATAACGTAAGTGCTAATAAGGATAAAAAAAATATTCCAAATTTTCTAAAATATGGTAATGCGTATTTTCAAAAAATAAGTAATGTTCCATATAGTTCTGCGAGCTATTTAAAAAATTTTGACAATATTATCAATCCGTGGATTTCTCAATTATCACATTATGACGATCAAATATCTGGCACATGTATTAATAATAACAGTACTTCATATAATAGAAAATTAAGCGAATTAATTTTTTTATCAAATTTTGGATTTACGTTAAGTCCATTTAATCAATACCCAAACAAATTAAATTCATTAATATTTAATATTGCTGGAGTTATGCAAGTACCAATATTCTTACCTGCATACATTGGACTATTGGTATATGCATTAAAAGGTACTGACCCAACATTTAACGTACAAACAATACAGGATTTTTTCACAACTGGTGCTGGTAAAAACTTAGATAGTTCAGGAGTTTTTATTTTTGCTGATCTTCACGATGTGGATAAATATTTGTCAAAACAGGATAAAGATAATTATGAAAGTGAATTTGAGATATTTGATACTACTCAATATAATTCAATATTGACTGAAGTTAATAAGATGTATGATACGGTTAAACAACATATTAAAGACAATAGTATCACTGGTGCAGCAATTATAACCGAAAAGCAATCACAATATGATTATTATTTAAATCCAAACTCAACAATTGATGGCGGTAATAATGTTGGTTCTAAATACATCTATATTCTTTCACCATTAATAGCCAGAACAAATATTTTAAATTTTAGTGAAATAACTTTTAGTACTAATGACAGTTTAGTAAACATTAACCCAAATATTGGATATACATCACTTCAAGCACTAAATGCAGATACTGCACATCCTAATAAAAAAACTGCTAACGATTCATTTTTTAAAACATTTTTTTCTGAGCTATTAAGTAATTTACAAGCAAAACAAAAGGAATTGGAAAACCAAGATACTGAAAATCTTAAATTAAGTGGTGATGAAGACATTATAACACAAACATATTATTCATTTAAGAATATTAATGATAAATGGCTTACAAATCCAGATATAAGTAATAAGAACGGAAAGGGTTATCCATTAAACGATAATAATGCTGGAAAAGGATTAATTGATTCATTTGTTTTTGTCGATAGAGCAATGAATCCTATTGGTGATACAATATTAAATGTTGAAGTTTTATCACAAATGTTTGATGACCCTAACATTTCAGTATTTAGTGTATTGTCTCAAATATTATCACTAAATGGATTTGAATTCTTCCCATTACAAAACTTTATGTCATATACACAACAAAGTTGGACTGATTCTTTTAAAATTGCCCCCAGCATAAATACAATACAAAATGCAGCATATGTTTGCATGTATATTGGTGGCACATCAAGTTATCCAACAGGTGTTGCTAATGGATTTATCGATGATGGTATTACTGATTTAGGAACTGTAGCAGTGGTTGATTTTAACACAAAACCACCACTTGATAAAAATGGTAATTTAATAAACGAAATTAGTCCAGATTCTGAAGATGGAAAACAAGTAAGCAATAATAAAAATTTTCCTTGGGGACAAGTAAGAGCATTTAGAGTTAGATTTGGTGATCAAAAGCAATCTATGTTTACAGATATTAAAATTGATAGTAAAGAATATCCAGAGACAAATGAATCAATACAGATATTAGCAAGATTGGCAGGTGACAATAAAGTGCAATCACCAATACCTAAAGGTCAAAATTTATTTAGTGTATATGAAAACAGAGCATATAAAGCAACAATTACTGGTTTAGGAAATGTTATGATACAACCAACACAATATTTTCAATTAGAAAATGTGCCGTTATTTAGCGGAGCATATCTTATATTAACCGTTGAACACAACATTGAAGGAAATAAAATGATGACAAGTTTCAGTGGTACTAAAATATTAAGATACCCCGTACCAAGAGTGTTAAATGCTGCAGCAGTTATGGGATTTGAAGGTGGAGATTCTGACCAGACAAGTCCTTCTCAAATGTCTGCTGGTGATATTACAAAGGGTCTTGGTGCAGGATTTAATGAAAATGTGACGAAATATAATTCAATGTATACTTTTAATATACAATAAATATGGCAAAATTTACTCCATTAACAAAAGAAGGAGAAAACTATATAAGAACAATATGTAAAGGAACTGGTAATTCTTTACTTCAAGGTAAAGTAAAATCAGGTGTATTACCATATTGTAGTCCCGCAACTTTACCAAGTAAGATATGGATAGGAAATGCAAAAGATAATGCGGGTAATTCAATTACAACAAATGAACAATTAGGTGAATCATTAATTAAATGGTTTAATAAATATGGCGAACTTTATATCATGGATGCTAATGTAATGGCTGCACAAGCATATGTTGAATCAGGATATAATATTTGGACATATCCAACTACAAGTACGGCATCTGGAATTAGTCAATTTATTGTAGATTCGATGTATGATATAATAATAACTAATAAATTTAGTTCCTATTGCCCTCCAAATACCGATATGACAACTACAGAAATTAATGCCATTATAGCAGGAATTAGCGGTATTGAAAATAAAACTAACTTTGCAATATATGATGTGTCAACACTTCTTGGTAAACAAAATAGACCAATTATTCATCAAAATATAATTAATAATCCTGAAATAATGATTAAAGCACAATATAGATATATGAAATATATTGCTAATGCATACAGTCAATTAACAAGTAATGTTCTTTTTGGATATAGTAGAGGACCGGGTTATGTTAAAAAAATATATAGTGATTCTGTTAATAATTTAAGAAAAGAAAAAGGCGATGATTACTTAAAAGAAGGTATTGAGTATGTGTTTAGGATATTTTCAATATTAGGTGATAAAAACAACTTAACTGGTAATAATAAACCGAATGGTATTTATTTTGGATATGATAAAGGAGCAATTAATTTAGGAATGAATTTACCACCATCTAAACAAGAAGGAATTTTTGATACTAACAGTGCAAACGTTGCAGAATCAAATATAAAATATATTTAAAATTTTTATAATAAATCTTTTTTAAGCTCATGTAGACCGATAATGTCATCATCCGCAGTTTGTGAATTGAATTTCATTTCTTTGATTTTCTGAATTGCTTTTATTTTAACATCATTAACTGTTTCTTTATCGATACTTTCTAATAGTTTTAAATCTTCGTTTCTATATTCTTCAAGAAGATTAGATTTTTTATCATCATCATATTTAATAAGTTTTTGAAGCAAACTTTTATCACCATCAACTAATGATTCATATCTGGAATTAAATTTATCAACAGCAATTTTAATTACATTTTCATCTATAAGATCAGTATCTATGCTTTCAGTAAGGTTTTGTTTAGTGCTTTTAACGTGATCTAAGACTAATGTAAAGGAGTCATGAATATTATCAACATCTACTGCATCATAATTGCTCAGAGACTCTTTAATCAAATTGCCAATGGCAATATATAACTGAACTTTATTATCGTCAACCTGAATGTCTTCTGTTAAAAATGGTTTTAATTTATCATGTTCTTTTTCAACTTCTTGAAGTGTCCAAACTTCAAATAATTTAATATTATTATCAATATAACGTGTTGCAACCAAATCATTTTCAATGTGTTTATTTTCTATATTATTAAACACTTTAAATTCTAACTGTAGAATTGGTGAGTTTTTTACAACATTAAAAAAATCATTTGTTATTTCTTTTGATTCTTCAATTAAAGAATTATTGAAATAAGCATCCTTTAATTTCTTAGAAACTACTAAATTAACAATTCCTATATTAATACTTTTCATATGAATTAATTCAATTTATTATAAATACTATAATTAGTTATAAACGTTAATATTAATTATTCAATTATTTCGATATTCTCAATAGATTCGAAATCAATGTCTTCTGCTTCATCAATTTTTTTCTCTTTATTAATGCTTTCAGTGTTCTCTAATAAAATGCTGATTTCATCAATCATATTTTGTGCATTTCTATTTAAATTTTCATTAATTTCACTATTCTCTTTAATTATTTCCTTATGCCTAATTTCTTTTCTGCGTGATGGTTCACCATTTGTAATTGCCACCATATCTTCAAGATATGCATCATATTCTGTTTCAGTTAACATACGTTTACTGTTTTCAGCTAAAGGAGGCATTCCACCACCAACACCACCGCCAGCACCAGCAGCAGGAGGCATTCCGCCACCACCAGCAGGAGGAGCACCAGCACCACCGCCAGCAGGAGGCATTCCGCCACCAGCAGGAGGCATACCACCACCAGTACCACCAGCAGGAGGCATTCCACCACCCTGTTCAGTTCCACCAGTTTGTGCACCACCAATCATTGCAGCTTCGGGTTCACCAAATCTTGCATCAATATCTGTAAATAAACCTGATTTCTTAATAGTAACAGGAGAATCCTGAAGTTCTTGCATAACAACCTTTTCCATTTTCTGTTGTTTCAAATCATTAACAATTTCTCTGTCACTCCAATTGAACATTAATCTCTTAGCATTTGTATGTGACATTGCAGCAATACCACCTTCTGCACGAGTTAATTCAGTATATGTCTGTGCTTTTTCACGCATCAATTCAGCTTTCATTAATTCTGCCTGTGTTGATGGATTTGTTAATGTCATGGTGAAATCACTTAAATCTTCACCAGTATAACCCAATAGATACAAATGTATCATTGCCATCTTATTGAGTTCCTGAATTATTGCCTGTTGTATACGATTAATTTTCTTTGAGAACCTTATATCATATTGTGCCATGTTCTTACCAGCACCTGCAGCATCCTGAAATGACAAGAAAGGTTTTGGAATACCAAGACCAACAAATAAATTGTCACGAAGATATTCAATGTCCTGAATAGCATCCAGATTAGTTGCACCCGGTAGCGTATCAATACCTGTTTGAGTATTTGCATTTCTTACTGGTAAGAAATAATCTTCATCATTACCAAGAATATTAAAACGATAATCGAT